GCATTTGTGTGAAATCTGTTTTATCAATATTTTTTGCTCTAAATGCTAAACATGCTGTATTAGCTGCTTGTGCCATCATATCAAAAGCGTTTCTGGAGTATTGAAAAAAATCCTTAATCATCATATCCCGAAAGAAAAATTTAGAGATCTCCACTCCAGCAATATCCATAGTATAGGCCGGGAATCTATCTGCTTTTAATTCATATACTTTTTTATTATTTTCTAAGGGTCTCCATTTCCAGTGATCCATCCAATCTGCATGTTCAACTTCTATTTCGTCACCAAGCTTTTCAATAAAATCTTTACAAAAGCAAGCTGTTATTATGGCTTTTCGAGCACCTTGAATAAATTGTAGCGCATCATACACATCAAACGAGTGAAGCAGTATTCCCATCTCAGAACTATTCATAATGTTTTACAAAACCTCCTTTTTCCCCGTCACATACTCAAAGATCAAAGATTTCTTGTATGTTTCCAACTCGTCAAGGAAACTCTGTTTCTTTTGGATTAGTGTTTCAATTTCCTCAGATTTGCAATCAATATAATCTGCAATTTCTATCTGTTCCTCAATAGGCGGAACACAGATGTGAATGTTCTTAAACTCCGGCCAATAGAGCCGCAGGCGAAAATCAGTAATGCCGCGGGAATAGCGGTGCATTTCCTCTATAGCAGAAGGTGTCCGCAGCAATGCTTCCACATAGCGGCTGTCCAATACACCCGGCGTCTTTGGCTTGGCGACAACATAGGCGGGACTGACCATACCTTCAACTCGGACAGCACCGAAAGCACCTTGCCATGCACGCATCATATTATAGGCAAGATCGCCGGGGCAAACACGTTTATACAGGGTTCGATCTTCTGAACGCACAAATACGCGGGATTTCTCATCATCCGGGATTTCGTGATCTGAAATGCCGGTGTTTATTGATACTGTTAAGATGGGAAGATCCTCTGTTCCTCTCTCGTTGCGCTCATCATATAGGCTGGCGATACGAAACACGGTCCACTCTTCCGGTATCTCCCCAATCCATTCCACCCCGCTGTCTTTCATCTTCCGGCACGGGCGGATGCCGTTGGTGACGGCCTGGGTGATGACGGACTGTTTCAGCTTCTTGTATTCCTCAATGGACGCGCGGATCTGCTCAATCACCGCGTCGATCCGGGCACACTCGGAATTAAGATAATCTGCAATGCGTCTTTGTTCGATTATTGGAGGAACAGGTATTTTTATTTCAACTACATCAGATGCGTTGATAGCAGGATAACTAATTCCTGTAGACTTTGCTTCAACAAGACTTACAAAGGCATTCGACAGCACCGAATAGTGTAGATAATCTGGTGTGATTTGTCCTTTCTTGGCTCTTAAAACAATAAATCCTGTTGATGCGATTTGAGGATTGTCTCTATCGTCAATAGTTGCAACTGCTTTTAAGTACGTTCGTACTGTAGAAAGAATAACATCTTTATCACGAACAACGCGTCTCGCTCTTGAAGGTGAATCAGCAAATCGCATGTGCTGGTATTGCGTAATACCTTTACCATACCCTACTGAGCCGATATCAATGTAGTCAAACTCATAATCAGGATCGGTATCCTCCCCTAAAGATTCATCATTATATGATACTATATACTTTAACCGCTTGCTTTCCCACCCCTCGGGAATCTCCCCTATCCACTCCACGCCGGAGTCCTTCATCGCTCTCGCCATGCTCAGCCCTCCCTGTGAAACAGCGCCTGCAGGCTCGCGGAGATCTCCTGCTCCAGGGCCGTGATGCGCTCCATGATGTCTTCGGTTTTCTCCGGGGCCTGGTACTCATAGAAATAGCGGGTCATGGGGATCTCATAGCCGATCTTGGTTTTCTTCTCGTCGATCCAGGCGTCGGGCGCATAGGGCAACACCTCGCGCTTGAGATAGCTCTCCACGTCCTCCGTTAGGGGAACGTTTTCCGTGTCCCGGAGATTCGCATCGGGAACAGGGCGGCCTTTGTTGTCTTTGAAGATTTCAGCCTCTGGGCAGATTTCCATTTCATAGCCGGGATACCCGATCGTTTTTGAGAAAGAAGAGAGTTTTAGTTTCTTCTTACCGTCATTCTTTTCACTGTTTTCAAAAGCTCGCTCCAAATCGGGCAAGCTCATAAAGACTTTGCCTTTCAGCTCATCCAAAATCGCATACCCCTTGCAGAGCGATATCGACACCTCACGTTCAAAATGATCCACATCATCCACCCCAAGTTGGGCAGTGAGAATCAGCGAATCCATCATGATCTTTGCAATAGAATCAAACTTGACAGCACTTTTCTGTCTTTGGAGAAATTCGTTGATCCGTTTTAGCGTGACGCTCAGTGATGCGTCCGTTACTGTGAAGCTATAACGCTCCGGCCGTTCCACGGTGATCTTGCGGTAGCCGAAGGCCTCGTTTTCAAAAATCTTGCTCTGGCAGTACACGCCCGACTTGTCGCCGTAGATTGCGCCGTCCCTGAATTCGCCGTAGGCTTTGACGATCAGCTCCCGGCAGGCGTCGGTGATGTCGTTGCGCTTGGTGCCGATGGACTTGCGCCGCGCCTCGCAGCAGTGAGAGGCGTCGATGAGCTGCACCTTCCCGGCGCGGTGGGCAGGCTTGTCCTTGTTCAGCACCCAGATATAGGTGCTGATGCCGGTGTTCATGAACATGTCGGTGCTCATCTGCACAATGGCGTCCAGCCAGTCGTTTTCCAGAATGTAGCGGCGGATCTCGCTGGGGCCGCTGCCCGCGTCGCCGGAGAAGAGGGGCGAGCCATTTTGAATGATCGCCATCTTGCCGCCGTGGGCAAGCTTTGCCAGACCGTTGAGCACAAAGAGCTGCTGCCCGTCGGAGATTTTGGGCAGGCCGGGCGCAAAGCGGCCAAGCTCTCCCTTCTTGTTCTCGGCCTCCACGGCCTTCTGCTCCCGCTTCCAGTCGATACCGAAGGGCGGGTTGGAGATGATATACTGGAAGGTATAGCCGGGGAACTGATCCTCGGACAGGGTATCGCCGAAGCGCATGTTGTTGGGATCGCCGCCGCGGATCATCATGTCCGCCTTGGCAATGGCAAAAGTGGAGGGGTTGAACTCCTGCCCGAAGCAGGTGACGCCGATCTCCGCGTTCAGCTCCCGGATGCGTTCCTCCATGCAGGAGAGCATCTGGCTCGTGCCCATAGCCATGTCTATCTTATGGTCGTCTTTGATACGTCCCTTATATGTACGCATAGCCCAGAAACGGCCTGAAACGGCTTGTTTTCTGGGCTTTTTTGTTTTTACGACGGTTTGCATCAGGCTGCTCTCTCCTGCAAAATCGGTCGGGTGGTGGTCCCCCTCAGCGCCTCAGTCGCACCGGCGACAGCGCGAGCCAAGGAAAAATTAAATCGTTCAGGGATAATTAAAAGGTATGGAAACATTAAAAGGTTCACTCCGTGAGCCCGTTCCGTATCTCCTTCATAGCCCCATCATCTGCAATCTCATAAACAAACACGTCTCCAAGCAGGTGTCCATGCACCCGCACATAATACTCCGCGAGTGTTTCTGTTTTTCCTTGGAATGTCGCCTTTTTCATGCAAAGGAGCTTCTTGGTCCCGACTGGCAGAAAACTAAAATAGAAAACTGCTTCATCCAGCCCCATCAGCTTTGCACTCGGAACGTTGCCGGAATCCGTCCATGTATAGCATTTGCATTCTGCGACAATGGACCTGTCCTCATTGGCAAGATCAAATTTATGCCCTTTCGGCGGTTTTCCTATGGCAACAACTGCTTCCTGCTCAAATGATGTACTGAACTCCTTTTCAAGAATCGATTGTACGAGTTCTTGGAATTTGCGTCCTACATACGGATTCTCTGAATTTGCGTTTGCCATTTACCAATCCTCGTCAAACAGAACGTCGTACAGCATCATCTCCTCAATGCTGTATGGACGGTTTCTCTGTTCATTTTTTATCTTCCTATAGGTCTTGCCGTCGATCTCGATGCTGCGGGTCTCCATGACAGTTTTCTTGAAACCGAGCAGGCCTCGCTTCTCAACCGGGACCTTGATCTTTACTTTATGTTTCATAGCTGTGGCTCCAAGTAGCGGATCGCCTTTCCGGTAGCCGTAGCGTATTCGATTTCCGACCTCGTGCTGGAGCCGATATAGCCGCCGACGTTGATCACGAAGATTTCATCGGCCATGTCGATCTTCCGCTTGTGCATATCATCCAGCATCTCCTTTGTGCCTTCCGTCCAGACCTCATTGTCTCCGGAATGACCAAAGAGACCAACGCTGATGACTATATTGCCATCCAGCGTCAGGCGCTTCTGTGTCTCCATGAAAGCATCCTTAAACCGTGTGCTACCACAGAGGGTAATCACCCTGTATTTCCCAACCATTTATTATTTACTCCCGAATACAACTAATGTCTTGGGTGCTCCTTTGCAAGTTTTGCTTCCTCTTCTTCCCATGCCTGCTCTACTTCCTTTAAGAATTGTTGACTCTTTTCAGAGAAAGTTCCTCGCATATAGCTGACTTCGTCCATTAGACCTTGTCCCCAAGTCACATCTATGATGTTTTCCAAATGATAAGTAGTTTCGCTTGTGCAGCGTTTGAGCTTAGTTATCCCGCCTGAATTTAGGATTTCATATGGGTATTGGACATCAAGAACTACCATATTTGTTTTCAGCTCATCTTCGGAAATGTCCGGTTCCCAGCAAATCATTATTATTTGAAGGCTGTTGAATCGAAACAGGTACGAAATAACCTTCTTTGGAAATGATTCTACTTCTAATGGTTCTCGTGTAGTGATTTTTCCTGTCTCATAATCTATGTTCACGATTATACTGTTTGAAAGAAACAGCGGCTCTTTACTCCATCTGAGTTTGTTGTTGCCGAATATATAATCTGGTGCCGGTGATGTATTTACTGCCAGCCCTGCCAGAATTGTTATATTCCTCTTTGGCGTCTTGTCTCCCTCATGGAGCAACCAATTTCTAATGTCCTGATCGAAGAAACTTGTGTCATACTTCCGAGATCGAGAATCATTAAATGCGTACTTAACACACATTTTCTGTATCAAGACATAGTTGTATTCAAACTCTAATTCCGAATCACGTTCATATTTTGTAAGAAAGTATCTTTCAATCATTGATTTAGCATATGAGTCGATATATGAAATGCGCTGATTATTGCATTCTGCGCAAACATCTTTAACCATAGGATCGCTCGCATATACTTTATTCCTTACTCCGTCTATCGTAGCAAAGCACTCTGGAAACAAATCTAATATCCCGCTGGAGATAATGTGTTCTTTTGTCCCACGTGCTTCTTTCCCGCAATATGCACAGATCACCAAATTTCCTCCCTCAAATTATATGCCAGAACCTTGCTCATCCCCGTCCAAGTGCAATAGCCCATATCTCACTCTTCAGATATCACTTCGGAAAATTCATCTGAAAAGCAATCATTCCATGCAGTCCCCAGAAAGCCTTTTACCAGATTGCGATACATCTTCTCGTGCTCAGGATGCACCATAAATATGTAACTGCGTTGAGTACCACGATGAAAGGTAACGCCCATCAGTACAGCACTGGGACATTGTCTCTGCATGATATGCTTGGCCTTTTCCCATTGGGCATCTGTCCGTCTACCCTTATGACAGTAATAAACCACGTCCTGTCCACGTTCATAATAATCTGCCGCCTCAGCAGAATAGACGAACTTCATGGCATCTTTTTTTGCTGTAGGTCTCCCTACTCTTAACCCGTTGTCTGGATCTAAGAACACAAGCTCAGCTCCATCGCATCCTGCAAGAGCCTCCAGATGCCATTTTTCTCGCGCCGCTCGTTTTTCTGAAAATGTCAGTATCGACAATACCGGCTCAACTGTTTTACCGAAATATCTCGCACCGGGAATCATGCCAAGTGCCGCAAAATCGCAGACATCCTTTCTGTTTTGGGCACACATTCTTTTAAGCACATCGAACAGATCGGGATCGTAAAGCCGATTCTTCTCTTTTGCGAGGTAGCCTCGGATACTCCCGTCATTGGATTCATCGTCTTTTGTCAGATACCAGTTGACAGCAATGGATATCCCATTCCCGGCCAGAAACCGTAACAAGCCATATTTTCCATAGTCGCCGATATCTCCAAAATATTGATTCTTCATGTTTAAGGCTTCTTTCTATGAGCTGACAGTTTATTATCCAGCCGCAAACACCTGAAGGAACTCTTTCTCGTTGACCATCATTTTCGACACAAACGTCTCGTAATCCTCTACATCTACCGGAATTTTCAGGCCATGTTTTGTGAGGCAAATATCGTCTCGCGGAGTGACGTTTGCCTCGTAGGTCGAACCCTTGTTCATCCAGAGCTGCAGATCATCCGTTCCTGCTGCCTCTGGATAAAGGTAGTATCCTGCCTTGGCATCGAACCGGAACATGTAAGCCAAAACCTGCAGATAGTCCTTATTCCCAATATTGTCGATGGGCTTGTACTTCGCATCGGCGATGATCCTTGTCTCGTTACCACGGCTTATGAAGTCCGGGTAGATCAGTCCCACATTCCCACTAAACAAGCGCTGTGCTCCGGTGCCGCCCTTGTTCATCGGATGGTAGAAGGCATCGTCAATCAGGGAGCTGACATACTCCTCCCACAGCCAAGCGCCGTCAAACAGAATACCGTATATCTGCCGAGAGCCTGATCCGATCTGGTGTTTCTGGTGCTGTAGAATCAATAAGCACAGCCGCTGAAGAGCAAGGTACTCGCGAAAATACGCATGCCTGACAGCATTCTTTTTGTTTGCATCTATGATCTTCTGCCTGTCATACTGCTCATAGCGAGGAGTCGCCTCAATAACAAGTTTCACCTCGTCCTTCACCCGGATGAGAAGGTTGTTCCCATAGGGCTTTCCCTTGATGAACTCTATCGTATGTCGCACCAGCTCCATGAGATTGTTGTCGTATGAAAACTCTCGCTGGCTGTATGCAACGTTTCCGGTGAAAGGCGTATTCAGTTCAATATGCCTTGCTATGTCAATGGTTCCCTTTATATTTCCATCGTTGTACCGGTTTCGGACGTACTTCTTAAAGAGACCTTTTCGCATTGCCGTCTTCAGGTAGTATGGGAACAGGAATAGCAGGAAATTGAACAGTCGGTTATTCTGATCGGCATCCGATTCCAGATTCACGATATTCGGGAAGTCCAACACCCGGTCAAGGAGATACTGAAAGAAAAAATCCTCTTCACCGCTGAAACGTGACTCAATGATGAGGCGCTCATCTCCGCAGCCGAGAAATCCCATCACATTCCCGGAGCGATAAGTGTCGTTAACGCTCTGGAGAATCATCTGATCCTTTGTGATATCCTCCGCGTCAATGACAAACTCCGGAAAGACAAATACGCCTTCCCGCTCCAGTTGCTCCAGCGTTTTATCGGCAATCTTGCCTGTGAGATTCCCAATATCCGTGAAGGTATCTTTCTTTGCCTGTGTGTTGTCCTTAATCTTGAGCAGTTTCATTTGCATCACCCTCGGTCGGCTTCTTGTATCCATACGCCTTGGCAAACCGATTCATAATGCTGGCTTCATCGTACATTCCCTGAACATACTCCTGAAGGAGCGGCTGCAGGTAGTCTGTCCAGAGCTGGTCAAAGGTTAATGTCCGCAGCTTCAGGAAGTACGATGCGCCGATCTGATAATTCTCGTTCAGGTCCTCAACAGCGGCGATCTCCCTGTTCAGAGCTGCCATGCGTTTGATGGCCTCGGCCTCCAGTGCCTCGTCCTCCAAAGACGCCAGCATCTCCAGCCGCTCATCTGCCTTCAGTTCAACAAAGCGGAAACGTCTACGCATGGCAAAATCAAAGCTGTCCACAGAGCGGTCGATATCGTTCATTGTGCCGATAATGTACACGTTCTCCGGGATATAAAACTTTTCGTCCGGATCGGAGTGCAGGTTTGCGTATTGCGTCGAAATCTCACCAGCGCGGCCTCTGTAACCCGGATCAATGGCAAAGAACAGTTCCCCGAAGATCTTTGAAATCTCTCCACGGTTGATCTCGTCAATAATGAAGATGTATTTCTTCAGTTCTGTTGTTTTTGCTTTTGCCTTTGAAGATGCACCTTTTTTCGTTTTGATCGCCTTATAGATTGCGAAATCATAGGAGTAGGCCTGCGTTGCAAACGTCTTCCCGAAGAAGGCAGTAACATCCTTGATCTTCGTGAATTTAACATCGGATTCGAGCATTCTTCTCACTTCATCCACGTTCAGCGAGAGCTTGTTGACAGTCTCGTTGCCTGGAATCGAAATGTTGATATGCTTGTCATCTATACTCGTTATGGTGAATTCGTTACCGTTGATGGTTTTGAATGTGTCCACGCCAAGCTCAATGCCGGAGAAAAAATCCATCATGGATTCCTGCACGGACACCTCTTTTTCGATGGCCTCTTTCGATTTCTGGGAATCCTCATAGTTCTTTCTGGCACGAGCAATGAACTTCTTGAAAATACCATCCTGAAGCTCAAAGCCCATCGTCCCGTCATCATTTACCTTGGGACGGAGCCCTTCCACAAAATCAGAGTAGTCATAGCTTGGGTGGAACTGAACGAATTCCACCTGTTTCCTCTGTTCATCCGAAAGCTGGGTATATTTCTCGTAATACCCGTTACTGATGATGTCTGCCGCGATCTCCTTTGCAAGATACGACTTTCCGGTTCCGGGAGCCCCACGGAAGATCAGGTTTTTGGATTCGATCAGCATCGAGGAGAAGGGATTCTGATACCCCTTAAACTGCTGGACGAGCTCTTCCTGCGCCGCCACCTCAGCCGTAGCCTCCTGTTCTTCCTGCTCATCCTTTTCCCTGTAAGTCAGAACCATCTGGTCACCCGGCTCGCCAAAGCGCTTCAGGCATTCCTGAATAAAAATGATCGTGGAGAAAACATTCCAGCAATAGAATACGAACTGCCTGCCATTGTCATAGCTGTAAACGAGGTACTCTATCGTTTTTCGATGCTCTCTGAATTCATCAACGCTGGCATAAATCCCGCAGATCGTTTCGCTGGAAGGATTGTACTTGCATATAGGAAAGCTCTCCTTGCTCTCAATGGACATCGCAGCCAGCTGCTTCTCAAACACCTGACATGCGATACGAGGCATGGTCTGGTTAGAATTGCGCCTCTCGCCTTTGCTGTATTTGCGCTTGATTTCCTCGCCATCGGCTTTTCTGAAGAATGCGCCGAGCGGCTTGTAGTTATCGCCAAGGGACAGGTTGTCCATCGTAAAGCGCTCATCAGTTGAGACAACACTCTCCGCAGAAATCGTCAGCTCAAACTTTTCCTGCTTTGTTTCGATGGTGTATCCTTGGCCCTGCAGAAAGCTCTTAGCTTCGACCGCGTTGAAGTCGCCAGTGTTGATCTCCTCACCAGTTGCAAGATGCCTCGCCACAGCTATCACATACTTCGGAGGATATTTTTTTCCATCCTCCATCACCAGCTCGTATTTCGTACTCTGGTTTTGGGACGGCACACCGTTCTCATCGATATACTTCAAAGCCGCGATGATATCCTGCTCTTTGATCTTCGGAATAGCCATGTTGCACCTCCATTAGTGTCCTTATTCATTAGGTGAGCTCCCCAGCGGAGGAACCCCGTGTGCCTCCAGCATTTCATTAACTGCGTAGATAGAGTTTTCTGCACAAGCGCCAAGAACACACATATAGATATAATCCTCTTGTCTCTTCGGATTCAGCTTGAAATCTGATTTTTCAAAGAAGTCGTTCGCCACTGGTGGCGGCAAGCTCATCCCTACGCATAGTCCGAGAACGGTTTGCTTACTGGTAGGATATTCTTCGTCATTACGCAGCCTCTGGATCGTTTTCTCGCCGACCAGAGACAGATCTGCCAGCTTCTTGTTTGAGAGTTTTCGCTCTTTCATCAGTTGTACCAATGTCTCAGCAAATGATCCCGGATACCGACGCAGAGCATTTGCTTTGGTCGGAGCGTTATCCATCAGAGCATTGAGCGCACGGTTATGAGCGTTGGTCGGATCATATGAGCATTCCCGAGCAGAAAGCTGAGGATCAGACTTTGCCAGAAACTGAGTATAGCTTTTGAGCCCCAGATACTTGGAGTCGTAAGTGTAACCCAGATCGAAAACAAAGCAGCACTCGTCTACATGGGCAAGGGCATACTCGGTCATCCGGCAAGTGCCATCGTCATCATGCTCTATATATTCCGGTTTGTTGATACACAGATGACCGTCCACATAAAGTGCTTTGCCGGAGTCAATCAGTCCTTTGAAATCCTTGCTGCAGCAGTAGGCTTTGAACAAATCCGTCGCAGAGATTGTATAGGTCTGATTCCTGCCGAGTGAACTTGGCTCAAAAGAAAACTGCGGAATGTAGTGCCCATTCACATAGGTATAAACGCCATCTACATTGTTATACCCCAACTGACGCATCCGCGTCTTTGCCGCCTGACGGGATACCCCGTAGTACTGAGCCAATTCATCAATGACCGTTTCCAACGCATGAGGCTTAAACACTGGTTCCGCGCTATCAACATGCTCCCGCATCAATCGGTCGATTGTCTGTTTGCATGTCTGAACCGGCATAAGAATATGCATCGCCACACCGTTGGCCTGCCATTCCAGCCAGTCCACAGCCTTCCACTTTTCTGTGTCTTTGCCGTTGGGCTGGATAGCACAACGGATCGCTTTGCCAACATCATCCTTCGCTCCGATCATTTTCATCAGAGCATGATATGGCTGGTGACGATACCAGTGGTAGCATTCATGAGCAATGGTGCTGTTTACCGTGCCATAGGTCTTTTCGTAATAAACTCTCGGATCAATATAAACCGTTCCTCGTTTTGCTTTCCGGACGAGGACTTCTTTGTTTGCGCCGACAATGCTCCCATCCTCAAAGATCACGACGCCAAAAACAGAAAGCTCTTCAGAAAGCCTTGTGTCTTCAACAATGGTGAGCTGCATTTCTTCGGCAATCTGCCTGATCGGAACAGGAACTGGCTTCTCCAGTGCCAACGGATAGTATTTTTCGAGAAACCGGGTGGCCTCTCGGTCGAAATCGTCACGGGATATGATAGGAACCAGTTCTCCGGAGAAACGATCATTGTCGTTTTCTTCCTGAACTTCCGTATGTCCCACACTCACCACAGAGAAATCGGTCAGTTCGATTCCTATGGATACCTCACAATGTGCGGATACCCACTTCTCAATAAATCGAGGCTGGCCGTTGCCTTTACGAGCGACCGTCTCTATATCGCAGGAGGCAATGACATCAAAAGAAATGATGCCTTCTCTCGGTTGCTCAATATGCACCACGTTTTCTATCTCCACATCGGAGAGAGAAACATTGTATTTCTTTTTGTCGAGATCAGGATCGTTTTCCAGATAACGGAGCACGGCGTCCTTGATCTCGTCATACCGCTCTGCGTCAATCAGCTTTTTCAGTGGGCTCTCGTCGTGGGCATCGTAATAATCCAGCTTCCGATCATTCAGCTCGTTTCGGATGTCTCTCCAATTCGGCATATATAAATCCATGTATGCAATAAACGTGGCATCGTGCTTCCGGGTATGGAAGTGGATCAATTCATGGAGAATAACAAACTCCAAGCATTCAATCGGCTTCTGAGCGAGCTGAAGATTGAACCAGAGTTTTTTCTTTTCCACGTTGCAGGTACCCCAGCGGGTGACCATGTATTTCGTCTGCCAGCTATCACAATGAAGGTCTGTGATTCTTTCCCACTTGGGCAACAAGCGTTCAATCTCTTCTTTCAGCAGTAAACGATACTGCTCCCGAACAAAGCTCTCCCTTTGCTTTACCGTGCTCTCGTTATTCATGGAGAGAAATGCGGTGTTTCCCTGCAGAAGGAAGCTGTTCTTCTTGTTGTCTGGGATGAACTGAATGAAATACTGCTTGCCCCAGACATAGATGGTCTCTCCTGAAACATACTGCCGTTTACTGCTGCGCGGCTGATTCTGAAACTGCTGTATCTGCCTCTTGATCCAGCTCAGGTTGGTACGGGCATAAATCTCTATCGCCTTGTCATCCATCGTTTGAGGCGCAGAAATAATGACATGACCATCCGGAGGCTTGACGTACAGATGCATGTTCTTTATATTCTTTTTTTGCACATCAATCGGTATCCCCGATATGATAATCTGCATCAATACTCCTCCTGCTTTTCGATGATCTTGAAGATACGATCTACCTCGGCCTGATCATTCAAGACGCGGAACAGCTCACGTTTTATTTTCCGTTCCTTGATTTCATCACCACGGAAGCCAGCAATCTTGCTCTTCAAAACGGCTTTATGGATTTTGATGGCAAGCTCCTCATCCTCACCGACATTGTCATAGATGGCCTGCAGCGCACGGCTTGAACGGATGCTCTCCGGGTATTCCTCGTTTTCTTCCGGATGATCCACGTTCTTGGCGAGCTTGATATACAGTGCCAAAAGCTCCGCGTATTCATCGACACCCTGTTTGCGCATTTCGATCAGCTTATCCAGAATGGCAGACATCTTGTCGTAATACTTCGGATTTACAGTAACCTTCTCGACGATCTTCCGGCGAATATTGTTCTCAATCGCTTCAGCTGCACCTGCTTTCGCTGCTTCAGATTTCTCTTCATCTTCGAGGTCTTTTCCTTTATGCTGCACAAAGTCCAACAGCGTCAAATCATCAAACTCGCCGATCTTGATGGCTTCTGAGGCAACAAGGTAGTTATCGATGAGCTTTCGCATATCGGGCTCGTAGGCCTTATAATCGAGAAAATCGCCGCTGTCATTCCCAATGGCCTGCTTCAACTCTATGTAAAAGCGCACCTTCTCCTCATAAGCATTGATCTCCGCACCGGTACAGACATCCACGAGATAAGGCTTGGCCTCGGCAAAAGCGCGTACAACACGACTGACCAGCTTGTACAGTTTCTCGCGCAGACGGGCATAGATTTCCTGCGTCTCCTCATCGGTAATGGACTCGCCACAGAAGTAATGCAAATATTCGATGTCGCCCTTGGGCTCATCGACGCCTTCGCATAGCTCCTCAAGCTCCTCGAAGGTATCTTGGAAGTAGCTGATAGCCTCCTTGCTGCGATCCTTAATCAGACCGGCCACATCCTCCTCATCATAACCGGAGAAGGCACCAGAGGTGTAAACATCCATTGCATGCTTCAGATCGCCAAAAAGCTGTTTGTAATCGACGATATAACCGAAGTCCTTATTATCGCTGTCATTGTCCAGCCGGTTAACACGGCAGATCGCCTGAAACAGCGCGTGATCCTGCATGCTCTTATCAACATACAGATAAGTACAAGGCGGAGCATCGAAACCAGTGAGGAGCTTGTCCACCACAATCAGGAGCTTCATGTTGGCAGGCTCTTCAACAAACTTTCTCTTGGCCTCGGTCTCAAATTCCTCGACCTTTTTACGTATTGAGAGCTTTTCCGGAAGATTTTCTGGGTCAAGCCCCAGCATTTTCAAATAGGTCTCATACTTCTCAAAGTTCTCAGTATCGTCTTCGTCACTGACTGTATCGGTGCGCAAGTCACCGGCATTGGGCGTGAAAGAGGAGATGATGGCACACTTTTTGAATCCACGGCTCTGGAAGATTTCATAGTACTTGCAGGCAGTATATATTTCATCAGCCACAAGGATTGCATTCCCGTTGCCGTCCATCAGTCGTGGCTTCAGATCAAAGTCCTCAATGATGTCCCATGCAACCTTCTCCAGACGGGAGCGGGAGCTATAGACTTTCTGCATGGTCGCCCACTTTTCTTTGAGCTTTGCCTTCGCACGCGGAGATAGACCTCTGGTCTTTGTTTCAAACCACAGATCAACCTTGTCCGGCGAGGACAGATCTTGCGGGATATCACGGTACTCATAACGCAGATCCAGTACAACGCCATCGCGGACAGCCTCATCATATTTATAGGCGTGAATGTAGGGCCCGAACACTTCAATGCTGGTCTTCTTGTCCTTTTTCAGCAGCGGAGTCCCGGTGAAACCAATGAAAGTGGCATTAGGCATAATTGCTTTCATCGCGCCGTGCAGCTTGCCGGACTGCGTCCGGTGACACTCATCAACGAAAACATACAGCTTGCCCTTGGCCTCAAAGTCATCCGGTAGACTCTTTTTTATCTCCTCGATAAACTTATCATAGTCGGCCTCTGTAGCCTCGCCGCCGCGTCTGCCAAACTTGTGGATCAGTGAGCACATCAGGCAATCGTCATATTTGTTCAGCCGGGTGATCAAATCATAGCCGCTGGTCGTCCGAGCGATCTTGTCCTCATTCACACCTTTGAAGGTCTTCTCAATCTGCTCATCCAATTCATCACGATCAGTGACAATCAGGACGCGGCAATTCTCTCCAAATCCGTGTGCCAGCAACCACTTGGAGAGCCAGACCATTGTGATCGTCTTTCCGCTGCCCTGCGTATGCCAGATGATACCGCCCTTGTCCTTTGCAACGCGCATCTGCGCACGCTTGATTCCGTAATACTGATTGTACCGGCAGACCTTTTTGATTCCCTTATCAAAAACCACGAAATTCTCAATCAGGTCGATGAGGCGCTCCTTATCGAACATGGCGTAGAGCTGTTTAAAGAGCTTCCCTTCGATCTGCTCGCACTCATTATCTATACGCACATCGGTATTGCATCGCTCGTCCTCATGGTCTTTGAAACCGTCCGGTTTCCATTCCATGTAGAACTTCTCTTTAGTCAGCAGTGTACCGTAACGCAGGCCTTCGGTCTCATTTCCAGCCATGCAGAATTGCATAGTTGAGAAGAAGGGCTGGATGAACATATTCTTCTGGTTGGTCAAGTTTTGCCGAATACCGGTGGACACTGAAACGCTGCTCTTCTTGAGCTCTATGACCGCCACCGCAATTCCATTCAGGTAAATGACGATGTCCGGACGCTTCTCCTGCGTCATGATGACTGTTACTTCTTCGGCGATGGCAAAGTGGTTATTGGTCGGGTGTTCTGCATCATAGAAGAACACGGTCTCCTCCGAGGCCAGCGGTGCAGGTTTGACCTTGGCACCATATTTCATCAGAGAATAGACAGTCTTGTTAGCGTCATAGATACCGCGAGTCATGTCTCCGGCAGCTTTGACCAACTGCGCCACCGCTCCGTCGATCAGCACCTGCGAGTATCCACAGGACTGAAGATAAGCACGCAGAAGATCCTCTTTGATATTTGTGTTTGCTTTGTCTTCCAGATTCCCCAGATATGTATAATCCAAGATGTCGCGGTCTTTGAAGAAGGCTATGACCTTGGCTTGGGTAATCTTTTCAGGCTCGCCAATGCTCATCCTCGATTCCTCCTTACACTAATCTGACCTTACCGGTGAGAAGCTCGTCCATCATTCCGGCTTTGATGAATTCATATTTTTCAAGTTTTTTCTGAAGCCCTTCTATTTCTAAATCCATAGAATAAAGGATGTCCACTATCTGTTCCTGTTCCTTTTTTTCGGGAACAGCAATTCTTGTCTCAGATAAAGCTCCTTTGGAAATAGCAGAAACTTTTATTCCGGTTATCAAAGGAACTATCTGATCGTGGTAATAATAGCTGTTGAGATAATAGCCCAACCACATCGGTACAAACATCTCAACATTTTTAGGGCGGCACGGAATCGTGTGCAATCCAGCAACGATCCTCTGATTTCTGACATTGTATAATTCAAGAACCTTACCAACGGTTTCATCTTCAGCTGTATCAGCCAATAATATGTCTCCATCCTTCAAAACTGAGGTATTAATGTTCGCTCCTTCATTCACAAATGGTATAGATGCCGTTTCACAGTCGAGTATCCACGGATATTTGATAAGGATATCGCCATAGTGAATGTTCTTGGCTATACCGGACATCTCGTTCAGTTCTGCACGAGGAAGCGTGTTATTTGACAAAATATCAAAGCAGTCTTCGAAAGTTATTGTTTCCCATTCTCTCGTAAATCCCGGAAGTCTATATCTCCCGCTTAACAGTTTTTGAACTGTTCCAAGTCTCAAACATTGCTTTTTTCTAATATACTGTCTAAGACAGGTGATTAGTTCCTCCACCTCAGAAAGAGCGACAGCAATTTTCTCCTGTTCCTTTTTCTCAGGCGGTAATGCAACTGGAAATGAATTCATTATTCGTGTATTCAAAGAAGGCATGGTTTGCCCTACAGCAACGTTGCGGATTCGTTGCTTTGTTTCTTCGAGTTTGAAATGGTACCCCAGATACCGCGAGTCAACCTCCGCATCTCGGACACGAACCCGCAGAATTCGTCCAGAAAACAACCACCCGTCCTCTTTCTCTGTTACATATGCATTCCGGTCAACAGAGCCCACTCTACTGAAAGCGATGTCGCCTTGCTTCAAAACATATGCCTGAAGCCGTTTTTTATCATCATCGGAAACAAGTGGAAGATTCTGACGAGTGATCCCTTCATCACCCAAATGTTCAACGGTTATAATAGGAGTCCCTTCTAATACATAGTCTTCCGCATGCAAAGCAGAGCCAAATGGTCCGGTCTTTACATCTGCTATAGCCTCAACTTTTGCTGTTTTCCAATCTTCCGGGATAATCCCTGCTTCCGTTTTTATTCGATCACGCTTTACCATGTGAACCCCATCCTTTCCAGATGCGACTTCACTTTAGCTTCTAAAACACTAACATCGTGAGATATCTGGGGAAGCGTTTTTTCGTACCGCTCCACCAGAGTTATAACCCTGCCTGCCAGAAAATGAGACAATGCCGTGTATAATCCATCAATGCCGCCATAGATAGTGTTGAACCATTTTTGGTTGACTAACAGATCTATAATTTCTTCATCAGTGAGCTTCTCATATTGCTCTTGGCACTTTTTGTCCAGCGCATCACTCATCCCTTTTACAAGGCTGGTATATTCACTGACTTTGTCCATCAGCTCAATTGCCTTTTCAAGCATCGGCACATCATCCCGATACGATTCCGGTACCGGCTGTTGAGACTGAAGCAGCTTAATAGCATAAATGATTGATGTCTTGGAGATGGTACCCTTCTCAGTATATGCTTCGATACACAGCGGGTGATCATTCACATAGATTGTATAATCCTTCTTCTTCGTTATAGTTGGCCAGACTTCCAACATCTTCTGGAGAGCTTCAATAGCTGGAGACGTAACTTTTCCACGAATCTCAGCGAGTTTGTCATCGACATCCTTCTTCTTGACCTTGCCATCCTCAGCCAATTCAAAAAGCAAAGAATCCTCGTCGGCATTTTCGATCAGTTCCGTTAACTCCACCTCTGTCTGCGCGATAACATCTTCGGCAACGGAAATAGCATCCCGCTCCTCGGCGAAGAAGTAGTCAGCAATGATGGACTTCGGGATAAGACGGCCTTCCCATCCGATGACCTTTTCTTGTCCCTTCTTTTTTCCGGAGGTATACTCGCCCATGATATTCTCGGTTTCACGCGCCAACGCATAACCTTTCTCGTCCGTGGCGATCATGGACACATCATCGTTCATGGTCTCTTCCCAATAGGCCAGCAATACCTGATAGACGTCATACTTATCCAGTAGGTGGAGAGGCTCAAACCGGGTAATCAGCTGATAGGCAAGGTCGGCCACCAGCATTTTCACTTCCAAAGTTTCGTCAATGCTGATCAAGTGCGGATAGGCATATTCCTTCCATGACTCAAAAGCCTCATCCACCAGATCACCATAAGAGGCGAAAGCCTCATTGTTATATACTACGTGCCGAATTTCTTTCTTGTCGGTAACCAGTTTATAGAATCCGGGACGCATTTCCGTGAACAGGGACTCACGCAATCCAGTGAATACTTCCCAATACTTGTTGAGCCCATCAATATCCGCTGTGGGAATACCGCCATGAATATGAGCGTCGATATCCTGAATATCCTCCTTATCCGAAGAATCGATGTACCTTGTTATACTAAGGTTATAATCGTTCCGTTTGTTCTTTATCTCACTATTGGGAACAAAACGAGCATACTTCGGATCATCGGTGATCTGCTCGTTAAAGGTCGTGACAACACGGTAGACATCCTGCTCCCGGAGCCTGTTCTTGTTTCCGTCCTTCACATAGCCGTGGCTGGCGTCAATCATAAAGATACCCTGACGGTTGGCAGCACCCTCCTTGTCGATGATGAGAATGCAAGCCGCTATACCGGTGCCATAGAAAAGGTTTGCAGGAAGGCTAATGATTCCCTTGATCCAACCTTTATCCACTATTGAACGCCGAATAGTATCCTCTGCGTTTCCTCTGGACAGAACACCGTGCGGCAGTATGACCGCAGCCTTCCCGTTCGACTTCAGAATCTTCAGGATATGAAGCAACCACGCATAGTCACCATTTTTCTCCGGAGGCCTATCACCGTAGCCATCAAAACGACCATACTCCTGCACACCATCCGTCCAGTTTTTCATGGAAAAGGGTGGATTTGCGACAACATAGTCAAAACGGCGAAGTTCTGACGGATCTTTATCGTCAAGAAATCTCGGCTGGGAGAAGGTGTTTCCTGATCGGACAGTGATCCACGATTTGTTATGGAGAACGGCATTCATCTTGGCGAGGCCAGCGGTGGAACCATCCTTCTCCTGACCGCAAGCATCAATGTCAAACGGCGCTTCTGCTGTCGCCCGGATCAATAGCGAACCGGAACCACATGCAGGATCACAGATAGAGGCATCATGGCTCTTGCACCTGTCAATGCCGATCACCTTGGAGAGGATACGAGACACTTCGGCAGGCGTATAGAACTGTCCCTTGCTCTTGCCACTCTCGCTGGCAAAATTGCGCATCAGGTATTCATAAGCATCACCGATGATATCGTCACCCTCGGCGCGATTATGAGTAAAATTCAATTCCGGACGCTGGAAAATGGCGATCAACTTCGTCAGCTTGTCCACCATTTCCTGCCCTACACCGATTTTCTGCTCGTCGTTAAAATGCGCAATGTCAATAACACCCTTCAGGCTTTCATTGACCTCCGCCAGACGAGCGATAATCTTATCCATGCCATCGCCGATGTTCTTGTTGTTCTTCAGCGCAATGAAGTCGTCAAATGAACATCCAGTTCGCTTCTCCGGATCGGGATTGGGATCGTGCGCTTTATCAAATACCTGCAAATCACTGTACGGCTGTCCCTTGAACTTGTCGGTGACATATTTCATGAACAGCAGCGTCAGAATATAATCCTTATACTGTGACGCATCCATTCCACCTCGTAGTTCATCACAGCTATCCCAAAGGGACTTATAAAGTTGTGTTTTCTTGACAGCCATAGTTTCCTGCTCCTTCTATGTGGTATTGATTTCCTTGGTAATGGTCACTCGATTGCGCTTTCTCCGCTCTTGACCCATTCGTCAAGCTCTGACCGCTTGAACTTCCACTGTTTTCCTATTTTGTGTGCAGGCACTCCTTTTCCGTTTCTCAGCCAGCTGCGCAATGTTACCGGCTTGATCCCAAGGTAATCCGCCGCCTCATCAATGTTTATCCATTTGTCGGTAATGCGTTCGTCCATTTCGTCACCTCGCAGTGTGTGCATACAAAAAACCAAAATACATTATAACAGTCCCAGCTGCAAATCACAATAGGTTTCTTGTTATTTGTAGATATTTGATATACATTTCCTCTTATTTTCTCAATCGTCAGATTTTTTTGCTTTGTTTTCCCATGCCCGGACACGCTGATGTCCGGGTGTTTTTTATTTTGCAGTGGACATCTGATCGAAAAAGCCATAAAAAAGCGCCTGTTTTGACCTTGAAAACGGACATGCCTGTGTCCGAGGTTTTAAATTTGATCTATGTCATAATCGGCCCGTGGACAAGTTCCACACCGTCAATACTGCTCGTCTGATCACCGAGGGCTCACAGTATGAAGCGGACAATCGAATAGTAACAGCTGCCCGTTGAGCAGGGATAGCTGCAATCCGGAATGGAGAAAGCTCCATAAGGACTGCGGTTGGATTTCTATTGCCATTTGGCAGCTGACCATGAGGTTTCCTCCATTCCATGCAAATCGAATGGAGGAAATTTCATGAACACCAAAGTCAATCAGAGTAAACAGTTCTTCTATCCCGTCCGTGACGCCAAGGACCCGTACAAGGTAAGCCTTGAGCCGATCCCGGAGCACATCTACCACCAGATCATGCCGGACATCTGGAAGATCAGAAAGCGTATGCAGCGGTCCGGCCAGTGCACCTGTCCGCAGTCGCGGCTTTGGACCTGCGACGCCGACTGCCTGATCTGCCCCTACAGCGCAGCAGGCCGGGAGGTCAGTCTCAGCACGCCGCTGGATGATGCCGAAGACCTCACCCTTGAGGACACCATCGCCAACGATGATCCCACACCGGAATCCATCGCTATGGACCGCGCCCTTCTGGATGCCCTGCACGCAGAGCTCGAAGCCCTCGATCCGGAAGGCAAACGCATCTGTGAACTGCTGGGTAAGCACAGCGAGCGCGAAGCCGCCGACCTGATGGGTCTCTCCCGGTCCGCCTTCAAACGCCGCTGGACCAAGGTGAAGTCCGGCCTTGCGGACAAGCTCCACGACTTCTACGAATAACCACCATCTGCCCTCCGGCCACCACGGCTGGAGGGTTTTCAAATTTCTTCAGAAAAAAGCGGACCACCCCGGCAGGTTTTGTCCAGTGGCTACTGAGGACAGCGAAACACACCTACCCGTCCTTAGAAAGGAGGAACCGCCGATGTATGAGTCCAGAGCTGATAACAGGCAGGCGACCGATGAGGAATTGATCGCCCTGCTCATGGCAATCAGCGTCACGTCAAAACGTCTGGCACGGAAGCTGGTAAGGCTTTCCCAGACAGGTCAATCAACGGAAGGAGGAAGAATCGACAATGAGCAAACTGAGCGAAATGGATGCCACCATCAAAGAGCTGCGGGACATCGCTGCTTCTATTAATGACATCGCCAACTGGCTGACCGGTGCCTTCCGCGCCGACACGGAGCCGGAAGCCGATGCAGCACCCGCGCCCACCGCCAAGGAGCCTGAGCCGGTTCTCGCCTTTGAGGACGTCCGCGCCATTCTGGCCGACAAGTCCCGCGAGGGCTTCACCGCCCAGATTCGGGACCTGCTGCAGAAGTACGGAGCCAAGAAGCTCTCCGAGGTGGACCCGGCGCACTACAAGGCGCTGATCGCAGATGTGGAGGGCCTGAGCAATGGGTAATCACGCACTCCTCTCCGCATCCTCAAGCCACCGTTGGCTGAACTGCCCACCCTCCGCACGGCTCTGTGAGGACTACGACGACAAGGGCAGCAACTTCGCCGCCGAGGGCAGTGATGCCCACAGCCTCTGCGAGTACAAGCTCCGGAAGGCGCTGGGCATGGAGGCCAAGGACCCGACCGAAGACCTCTCTTGGTACGACGCCGAGATGGAGGAGTCCGCTTCCGGGTATGTCGCTTTCGTGATGGAGCTGGTCGCTGAGGCCAAGAAGACCTGCAGCGATCCGGTGGTCCTGATCGAGCAGCGCCTTGACTACTCCAAGTACGTGCAGTCCGGCTTTGGCACCGGCGACTGCGTCCTGATCGCTGACGGCACGCTCCACATCGTGGATTTCAAATACGGTCGCGGTGTGCTGGTGGAGGCCGAGGACAACCCGCAGATGAAGCTCTACGCGCTCGGCGCTCTGGAGATCTTCGACTGCCTGTACGACATCGAAACCGTCAGCATGACAATCTACCAGCCGCGCCGCGCCAACGTCAGCACCTTCACCCTTACCCGGCAGGAGCTGCTGGATTGGGCAGAAACGGTGCTGGTCCCGACCGCAGAGCTCGCCTACGCCGGTGACGGTGAATACCACTGTGGCGAATGGTGCCAGTTCTGCAAGGCCAAGGCCGACTGCCGGGAACGCGCCAGAGCCAACATGGAGCTCGCCAGATATGAATTCCGGCAGCCGCCGCTCCTGACCGACGAAGAGGTCGAGGAGATTCTGGGCAAGCTGGACAGCCTGATGGATTGGGCTTCCGACATCAAGGACTATGCGCTGCAGGCTGCCATCAGCGGCAAGCACTGGTCCGGCTACAAGCTGGTCGAAGGCCGCGCCAACCGCAGGTACACCGATGAGAACGCTGTGGTCGCCGCCGTGAAGGCAGCCGGGTATGACCCGTATGACGAGCCCAAGCTCCTCGGAGTCACGGCCATGACCACCCTTCTCGGAAGGAAACAGTTCAACGACATCCTTGGCGGCCTGATCACCAAGCCGCAGGGTAAACCGACGCTCGTGCCGGAGAGCGATAAACGTCCGGCAATGACAACCATTCTTGACGATTTTAAGGAGGAAAACTGATATGTCAAACAATGCTAAGCTCGCAAACCCCATGAAGGTTATCACCGGCAAGGACACCCGCTGGTCCTACGCCAACGTCTGGGAGGCCAAGTCCATCAACGGCGGCACCCCGAAGTTCTCTGTATCCCTGATCGTGCCCAAGTCCGACAAGGTCACGGTCGAGAAGATCAAGAACGCCATTCAGGCCGCCTACGAGGAGGGTCAGGCCAAGCTCAAGGGCAACGGTCGCTCCGTCCCGCCTCTGACCGCGATCAAGACGCCGCTCCGCGATGGCGACACCGAGCGTCCGGATGATCCGGCTTACGCCAACGCCTACTTCATCAATGCCAACTCCGCCACCGCGCCGGGTATCGTGGATGCCGACTGCAACCCGATCCTGTCCCGCTCCGAGGTCTACTCCGGTGTCTATGGCCGCGCCAGCATCAGCTTCTACGCCTTCAACTCGAACGGCAACAAGGGCATCGCCTGCGGCCTGAACAACCTGCAGAAAATCCGTGACGGCGAGCCTCTCGGCGGCAAGGCCAGCGCTGCTTCCGACTTCGCCACCGACGACGCGGACGACTTCTTGGACTAAGGAGGTACGCGCCATGAACGCTACAACGATTCTTTGCATCCTGCTTCTGTCCCTTTATCTGGTGTTGGCTGTTTTCTGGATAGTCAGGTCCATCATCGACACCATCGATGACCGCAAGCGTGAAAAGCGTAACGCTGCTCTTGAGGCCGAACGTGAAGAGCGTAACGCCAAGTGGGAGGCCGAGCGTCAGCAGCTTGAGCGTGAACGCGCCATTCGTGATGCCGAATATCACGAAGCCCGAATGAAGGAGCTCGGCAGGCAGTAATCACAAGCCAGCGGGTGGTGGGAGCAATCCTGCCACCCTGTTGGCCTTGGGAAAGGAACAGCGATATATGAAAACACTATCAATCGACATAGAGACCTTCAGCAGCGTCGACCTGTCCAAGTGCGGTGTCTACAAGTACACCGAGGCTCCGGACTTCGACATTTTGCTGTTTGGCTACTCCGTGGACGGCGGTCCGGTGCAGGTGGTGGACCTACTCTCTGGCGAGGAGCTGCCTTCAGAGATCGTGGCCGCGCTGACGGATGACACCGTGATCAAGTGGGCCTTCAACGCGCAGTTTGAGCGCATCTGCCTGTCGCGCTGGCTCCGGGACCACGGCGGCTTCGACAACACCGGCTACAGCATTCCGCAGGATACGGTCGGCAACTATCTGGACCCGGCAGCTTGGCATTGCACCATGATCTGGTCCGCCACGATGGGCCTGCCTCTCTCCTTGGAAGGCGTCGGTGCCGTGCTGGGGCTGGACAAGCAGAAGCTCTCCGAGGGCAAGGACCTCATCAAATACTTCTGCCAACCCTGTGCGCCGACGAAGACCAACGGTGGCCGGACCCGGAACCTGCCAATGCACGCACCGGACAAGTGGGCTGCCTTCAAACGATATAACTGCCGAGATGTGGAGGTGGAACAGTCCATCCAAAACCGGCTGGCCAAGTTCCCGGTCCCGGACAGCATCTGGGAGGAATACCACCTCGATCAGGAGATCAACGACAGAGGTGTGGCACTGGATATGGATCTGGTTCAGCAGGCCATCGACATGGACACCCGCTCCCGAAAGGAGCTCACCGATGCCATGAAGGACCTGACCTCTCTGGAGAATCCCAACAGCGTGATCCAAATGAAGCAGTGGCTCGCAGACCACGGTTTGGAGATGGAATCCCTCGGCAAAAAGGAAGTGGCTGAGGTCCTGAAGACCGCACCGCCTAAGCTGCAGAAGGTGCTCCTGCTCCGCCAGCAGCTCGCCAAGTCCTCCGTCCGAAAGTATCAGGCCATGCAGAAGGCAGTCTGCGCTGATGGCCGTGCCCGTGGGATGTTTCAGTTCTTCGGAGCCAACCGGACCGGTCGCTGGGCAGGCCGCATCATCCAGATGCAAAACCTGCCGCAAAACCATCTCCCGGATCTGGGGCAGGCCCGTGGTCTGGTCCGCGCCGGTGACTTTGACGCCGTGGAGATGCTCTACGAGGATGTGCCGGACACGCTCTCGCAGCTGATCCGGACGGCCTTCGTGCCGAAAGAAGGCTGCAAGTTTATCGTGGCGGACTTCTCGGCCATCGAGGCCAGAGTGCTGGCGTGGTTTGCCGGTGAGGTCTGGCGTCAGGAGGTCTTCGCAAACGGTGGTGACATCTACTGCGCCTCGGCCAGTCAGATGTTCAAGGTCCCGGTGGAGAAGCATGGCGTCAACGGCCACCTGCGGCAAAAAGGCAAGATTGCAGAATTGGCGCTCGGTTACGGCGGCTCGGTTGGTGCCCTGAAAGCAATGGGAGCCATCGAGATGGGCTTGTCCGAAGACGAACTCCAGCCGCTGGTCAGCATGTGGCGCTCCTCCAATCCCAACATCGTGGAGTTCTGGTGGGACGTGGACCGCGCCGCTATGAACGCTGTCCAGAAACGCATCGACAGTGAGGTCGCCGGTGTGCAGTTTGCCTACCGGAGCGGGATGCTCTTTATCACCCTGCCCTCCGGGAGGAAGCTGGCCTACGTGAAACCGAAAATTGGCACAAACCAGTTCGGAGGAGACTGCATCACCTACGAGGGCACCGGCAGCACCAAGAAGTGGGAGCGGCTGGAAAGCTACGGTCCGAAGTTCGTCGAGAACATCGTGCAGGCCACTTCCCGTGACATCCTCTGCTATGCCATGCGGACACTGTCGCACTGCTTCATCACTATGCATATCCACGATGAGCTGGTGATCGAGGCCGACCCACGCATGTCGCTGCAGGCGGTATGTGAGCAGATGGGTCGAACGCCGCCTTGGGCTGAAGGGCTCCAGCTCCGCGCCGATGGCTACGAGACCAATTTTTACAGGAAAGATTAAATCTTATGCGGACCACCTTGGGAGCATTTGTCCAGTGGGTACCAGATGGCGGTGCTCCCATCGGATTGGAGGTTACGGAATGAGTATTGATATGAAAAACGCTGAGGGCTATCAGGACCCGACAGCATACGAGGCGCTCACCCTTGTGGAAAACGAACACCGTGCGCTTCGTGCATTCAGGCCCATCGTCTACATCTGTTCTCCCTTTGCCGGAGACATAGAGAAAAACGTGGAGGCTGCAAAACGGTACAGCCGGTATGCCGTGGACGCGGGATACATCCCCATCGCACCGCACCTGCTGTTTCCTCAGTTCCTGAACGATGACGATCCGGAGGAACGCAGGCTCGGATTGTTCTTCGGTAACGCGATCATGAGCAAGTGCTCTGAGGTATGGGTCTTCGGTGACCGGATCAGCTCCGGTATGGCTGCCGAGATCCGCAGGGCACGCTGGAAGAACTACCGCCTGCGCTACTTCACCGACGATTTCAAGGAGGTACAGGATGTACGAGATTAAAGAAAACACCCGCAAGATTGACGGGATGGATGTGACCACCTATACGCGGGAGATCTACAGCGCCAACGTGCTCAGCGTCGAAGCCGGGACCAACGGTTATCAGGGAGGCGACTCCGGTCATGGCAGCCGCACCTATTTCCGCATCACCGACTGCGGCAGCACGGACATCCGCGTGAAGGCCCACGGCTTTGATGGCGATGAGGGTCTTGAGGTCACCCTTGGCGGCGACTGCGAACTGGAAACCATCATCCGCGCACTGAAGTTCATCACCAAAGTGCTGGAGGATCAGGCAAAGGAGGTATACGACTAATGTTTACCATCTACCACGCGGACTGCATCGGACAGGCGGGAAACTGCCTGTATCCGCATGCGGTCGAGATTACCGACAAGGCTTCCCTCGCGCAGGCCGTCAATAAGGATTATGTCTGCGCTGAGTACAAGGGCAGCTACCGGAACAACGATAACTTCATCGGCAGCAACTGCCTGCCGGTGGACTGCGACAACGACCACAGTGAGGACCCGGAAGACTGGAAGTATCCGTCCGACATCGCGGATGCCTTTCCCGGTGTCGCCTTTGCGGTCCACTACAGCCGCAACCACATGAAGGTGAAAAACGGCAAACCGGCGAGACCGAAGTTCCATGTGTTCTTCGCCATTGACCCGGTAACCGACGCTGAGCAGTATGCCAGCCTGAAAAAGCTGGTGAACACCATCTTCCCGTACTTCGACACCAAGGCGCTGGATGCCGCCAGATTCTTCTTCGGCACCAAGAGCCCGCAGGTGGAGATCTTCGACGGTCCCATGACCCTGACCACCTTCCTCGCAGACGATGATTTTGATGCTGACATGGACGGTGGCCGGTATGGCGATCTTGTCATTGAGGAAGGAAGCCGGAACGCCACCATGTCCCACTTCGCCGGGAAGATCCTGAAGCGCTACGGCAACACCGAGGAAGCCAGACAGCATTTCTCCGAGCTGGCCGACAAGTGCGTGCCGCCGCTGGAGCAGACAGAGCTCGACGCCATCTGGCGCAGTGCCCTCCGCTTCTATGGCAAGGTGGCCGATCAGGAGGATTACATCCCGCCTGAGAAATACAATCTGGACCTGCAGCTGAAGCCCAGCGACTACTCTGACGTCGGGCAAGCCGTGGTTCTGTCGCGGGAGTATGAAGAGAAGCTCCGCTACAGCCCGTCCACCGACTACATCGTCTACAACGGCAGATTCTGGGAGGAATCCAAACCCAAGTCGCAGGCCGTGGCGCAGGAGCTCACCGACAGGCAGCTTGAGGAGGCTGAAACCGAGATCAAGAAAGCCACCGATGAGATGGTCGCCAACGGCGCATGGGAGCTTCTGGCCTCGATGGGGCCCAAGCGTGCTGCCGCCGCCTTCAACTCCCAGCAGGCGCGGTCCTTCCAGAAATACGAGATCGCAACCACCTACCGGAACTATGCCATCAAGCGCCGGGACTCGAAGTATATCACCTCTGCGCTGAAGGAAGCCCGTCCCAAGCTGGAGATCGACCAGAAGCAGCTGGACGCGGATGAGTTCCTGCTGAACACGCCGTCCGGGACCTATGACCTGCGCGTGGGTATTGCCGATGCACACGAACACTGCGCCGGAGACTTCATTACGAAGATGACCTCCGTGGACCCGTCCGATACCGGCAAGGATATCTGGGACGCCGCACTGGACACCTTCTTCCTCGGTGACACCGAGCTCATGGGCTATGTGCAGGAGATCGTGGGCCTCGCCGCCATTGGCAAGGTCTATATCGAAGCGCTGATCATCGCCTACGGTGAAGGCCGCAACGGCAAGTCCACCTTCTGGAATACCGTCTCCCGTGTGCTGGGTACCTACAGCGGCAACATGTCCGCCGATACCCTGACGGTCGGCTGCAAGCGGAATGTCAAGCCGGAGCTGGCTGAGGCCAAGGGCAAACGTCTCATCATCGCCGCCGAGCTGGAGGAAGGCATGCGACTAAACACCTCCAACGTGAAGCAGCTCTGCTCCACCGACGAGATCTACGCCGAGAAGAAGTACAAGGACCCGTTTTCCTATGTGCCCAGCCACACCCTCGTGCTCTATACCAACCATCTGCCCAAGGTCGGTGCGATTGATGCAGGGACATGGCGTCGTCTGATCGTCATCCCCTTCAATGCAAAGATCGAAGGCAACTCGGACATCAAGAACTACGCCGACTACCTGTACGACAAGGCCGGTGGCGCGATCCTGACATGGATCATCGAGGGAGCCAAGCGCGTGATCGCCAAGGACTACCATATCACGCAGCCGCAGGTGGTTCAGGACGCCATTGCCAAGTACCGTGAGAACAACGACTGGCTCGGCCATTTCATCGATGAATGCTGCGAGCTGGATCAGGCCTATATGGAGAAATCCGGTGAGCTTTACAACGCATACCGCAGCTATTGCATGCAGGTGGGCGAGTATACTCGCAGCACAACAGATTTTTATGTGGCACTGGAGAGCGCCGGTTTTGAGCGCAAAAGAGCCAAAGCTGGTATCACGGTTTATGGCTTGCAGCTGAAGTCGGAATTCCTGAAATAACCGTTCTGGTGTAGGTCGATGAAGGTCATCTCTAAGAGTTCTCTTAGGACCTTGAAAAATGGCCTATAAGAATAGTCTTGGAAATGAGGTACATCGACCTACACCGCACTCACATTTCTGATGGAGATAACCCTTATGAGAGAAAAAACAATAGAGCACCAGCTCGTCATGGCGGCTAAGGCCATCGGAGGGATCGCACCGAAACTTGTAAGTCCCGGCTTTGATGGTATGCCGGACCGGCTGGTCCTGCTGCCGGGTGGCCGGATCGGCTTCGTGGAGGTCAAGGCACCCGGCAAGGTGCCGAGGCCTTTGCAGGTAGCCAGACACCGATTACTGAAGCGGCTGGGCTTCAAGGTCTTCACCCTTGACGCACCGGAGCAGATTGGAGGAATCCTCGATGAGATACGATCCACATGATTATCAGAAATACGCCATCGACTACATCGAGAGTCACACGTTTGCCGCCGTGCTGTTGGACATGGGCCTTGGGAAGACGAGCATCACCCTGACAGCCATCGCGGACCTGCTGTTCGACAGCTTCATGGTCCACAAGGTGCTGGTGATCGCACCGCTCCGGGTGGCGCGGGATACGTGGCCTGCGGAGATCGGGAAATGGGACCACCTGTCGCACCTGACCTTCTCCGTGGCCGTGGGCACCGAGGCCGAGCGGAAGGCTGCCCTTGAGGCGAAGGCCGACATCTATATCATCAACCGGGAAAACGTCCAGTGGCTGATCTACGACAGCGGCTTCACCTTCGACTTCGACATGGTGGTGATCGACGAGCTGTCCTCCTTCAAAAACCACCAGTCAAAGCGCTTCAAGGCTCTGATGCAGGTCCGGCCTCTGATCAACCGTGTGGTTGGCCTGACCGGTACTCCCGCCAGCAACGGCCTGATGGACCTCTGGGCCGAGTTCAAGGTCATCGATCTTGGCAAGCGCCTCGGTCGCTTCATCACCCACTACCGGCAGCGGTATTTCATGCCGGACAAGGGAAACGGTCAGATCGTTTACAGCTACAAGCCTCTACCCGGCGCGGAGGAAGCCATCTACCGGCAGATCGCGGATATCACGATTTCCATGAAGTCCACCGACCACCTGAAGATGCCGGAGCTCATCTCCACTGCTTACAAGGTCTATCTGGACCCGCATGAGCAGGAAGCCTATGACGAGATGAAAAAACAGTTTGTTCTGGAGCTGCCGGAAAAGGAAATCACCGCTGCCAATGCAGCTGCCCTCTCCGGAAAGCTCTGCCAGCTGGCCAACGGTGCGATTTATGACGACGCCGGTGAGATCAACGAGATCCATTCCAAGAAACTGGATGCGCTGGAGGACCTGATCGAAGCCGCCAACGGGAAACCGCTTCTGGTGGCCTACTGGTTCCAGCACGACCTGCAGCGGATCATGCAGCGGCTCCATGCAAGGCACATCCCGTTTTCCAAGCTGGACTCCTCCGAAAGCATCCGCAGATGGAATGCCGGTGAGCTGCCAGTGGCGCTGATTCACCCGGCCTCTGCTGGACATGGCCTCAACCTGCAAGCAGGCGGCAACAGCCTCGTGTGGTTTGGGTTGACATGGAGCTTGGAGCTTTACCAGCAGACCATCGCAAGGCTGTGGCGGCAGGGCCAAACCTCCGAGACGGTCATCGTCCAGCACCTGACGGTAGCCGACTCCATTGATGAGCAGATCCTTCGTGCCCTGCAGGCCAAGGACCGAACGCAGGCCGCGCTGATCGCTGCAGTCAAAGCGGACCTGAAAATCTGAGACAATCTTCGACAACATTCGACAATCCGTGCCAATCCGAGTGGACCACAATTTCGGAGGTACGAAAATGGACCCTTATCAGGAGCTCGCCAACGCCATCGTCCTTCAGGCGGTGAAGGACTACCGGATGACCGATGATGAGCGGGAACTGAAAGAAATCGAGCGCTTCTTCCGCTCCGCATGGTTTGGTGTGCTGACAAGCGTCGACCCGGACCTCCTCATCTCTAAGCTGCGGAAGGAGAAAAAGCAATATGACTACTAAAACCTATCTGGGTCAGGCACGGTTTCTGGACATGCGGATCAAGTCAAAGATCCAGCAGATCGATTCCCTGCGGGAGCTGGCCACCAGCTGCACGGCGGTGTTCTCCGATATGCCGAGGAATCCCAACCACGGCTCTTCCAAGGTGGAGCGCTGCGTGCTGAAGATCATCGAAGTGCAGGAAGGACTGAAGGACGACATCAATGAGCTGGTGGAGCTGAAGAAGGAAATCATGTCAACCATCAAAGCCGTGGATGACGTGGAGCTTCAGACCCTGCTGGAGAAGCGGTATCTCTGTTTCCTGTCTTGGGAGAAGATCGCCGTGGAGATGCACTACAGCATCCAGCATATCTACCGGATGCACGACTCGGCACTGGCTGCCGTAACGGAAATTCTCGATGCCCGATCAGCATGAGAGGAAATGAGAGAGATTGAGAGTAGCGTCTTATGATAGGATTAAGATGCGAAAAATCCAAGGTCAGGACCGGGAAACCGGCTCTGGCCTTTTCTATTGGAGAGGCGGTGACGGTGATGCCTTACTTCCCGGATCATCCCTGCAGGCATCCCGGCTGCCCCAAGCTGGTGCCGAAGGGACAGAAATACTGTGACGAGCACGTGGGACAACACCCGGAAGAGGTCCGGTCCGCTTCTGCTCGTGGCTACGGCTCCCGCTGGCGCAGGCTGTCGAGAGCTTTCCTTCGTGCCCACCCGCTGTGCGCAGCGTGCCAGTGCGAAGGCAGGTACGTCAAGGCCACGGTGGTGGACCACATCAAGCCGCACCGAGGAGACCCGGTGCTCTTCTGGGATCAGGACAACTGGCAGCCCTTGTGCAAGCATCACCATGATGTCAAGACGCGGACCGAGGATCAGTTTCCTGAGTACCACTACTGATGAGTCAGTCGATGGGTGGGGCCGGTCAGATCTCTACGAGGCATTGCCCCACAGACCGCCGCCCCCTCTCGCGTGCAAAAATCCCGGTTCAAACAGGGTATTGACCCCGACCCACGAGAAAGGCGGTGAGAAACGTGGCGAAAGACGGAACCAACAGAGGCGGCAGGCGCGTCCGCGCAGGCGATAAGCCGGATGCCCTTGCCGATAAAATCGCACGAGGCAAAGCCGCGCAGGTCATGGACCTTCCCATTGCCGAGCTTGATGGCACGGATGATTACGGTCCGGTTCCTGACCTACCCGGCGCGGACATGCCTCATCCCAGTAGCTACCTGTCTGCCAAGCAGCGCGACGGTGAGCCGCTCGGTGCGGACATCATTTTTACAGAGACCATCCGCTGGCTGAAGGAACGCGGCTGCGACCGGCTGGTAAACCCAAGGCTGGTGGAGAGCTACTCCGAGGCCTTTGCGAGATACATCCAGTGCTCGGAGGCCGTCAGCAAATTCGGCCTGCTGGGCAAGCACCCGACCACGCAGGCACCGATTGCCAGTCCCTTCGTGCAGATGGCACTCAGCTTTCAGAAGCAGGCCAACCTGCTCTGGTACGAGATATTCGACATCGTGAAGCAGAACTGCACAACGGCCTACGAAGGCTCGCCGCAGGATGACGCGATGGAAAAACTATTACGCGCAAGGAGTAAAACCAGATGATTGAAAAAGTGAATCCGAGCCACCCGGACAAGGTGGCAGACCGCATCGCCGGTGCCATCGTGGATCTGGCGTATGCGACGGAAGAAAACCCGAAGATCGCTGTGGAGGTGCTCATCGGCCACGGTGCCTGCCATGTGATCATTGAAACGACTGCCCTCCTCCGGGAGGATGAGATCGCTGCCGCGATTGACCGCATTGCCGGGAGCGTAAAGCCTGACATCGTGATCGTCCCGCAGGATAAGCACCTCTCTGCCAATCAGGCGGACGGTGTCCGATGCGGTGACAACGGCATCTTCAAGGGCATGCCGCTGACGCCGGAGCAGGTCCTGCTCTCGAACATCGCCCACCAGATTTATGAGAAATACACATCTGACGGGAAGTACATTCTGGACGGCAGCCGCCTGATCATCTGCCAGAGCAACGCTCCCTCGGATGAGCTGAAGCTGGAATACGGCGGTGCGACAATCAACCCGCTCGGTGACTGGACTGGTGGCACGGATGTGGATACCGGCGCTACCAACCGGAAGCTCGGCAGCGACATGGCGGACTCGGTGACCGGAGGCGGCCTGCACGGCAAGGACCTCTCCAAAGCAGATGTGTCTGTCAACATCCACGCCTTCCTGAAAGCCCAGTGTACCGGCGAGCCGGTGGAGCTCTCCTGCGCCATCGGTGATGATACCGTGGACGGCCTGCCCTACAGCGAGATCGTGGAGGAAGCCAGAGAGTACATCCGGATCGTCGGCGGCTTCGAGGCTTTTGCGGAATGGGGGCTGTATTGATGAGTGAAATAAAGGTATTTGCCAAGGACTACCCGATGGCACCAATCGACAAATTCATACCCTATGCCAATAATGCGAGGACCCACAGCAAAGAGCAGATCAATAAGCTCCGCTCCATCTATCGCGGCATCGGCTATGGTGACCCGGTGGAGGTCGATGAGAACTTCACCATTCTTTCCGGCCACGGTCGCGTCGAGGCAGCCAAGGCCGAGGGCATGACGGAGCTTCCGTATGTGATGCTGACCGGCATGACCGAATCCGAGAAAAAGGCTTACATCCTCGCCGTCAACCGCTCCGCGCTGGACGCTGGCTGGGACGAGGACCTGCTGGCCGTGGAGATTGAGGCCCTGCAGGAGCAGGCCTTTGACCTGTCGCTCACCGGCTTTTCCGATGAGGAGCTTCAGGCCCTGTACGGCAGTGACGAGGAGGAATCGCACGATGATGATTTCGACCTCTCCGCTGCGCTGGAGAAAGCCGCCTTTGTGGAACCCGGCGACCTATGGACCGTGGGCAGGCACCGGCTCTTGTGTGGTGATGCTACCAAGGCCGAGGATGTCGAAAAGCTCATGGACGGCAAACGCGCCAACCTGATCGTGACGGACCCGCCTTATGGAGTTTCCTTCAAGAGCTCCAGCGGCCTTGCCATCCAGAACGATTCCATGAAGGGCGACGAGTTCTACCAGTTTCTGCTGGCAGCCTTTCAGGCGATGGCCGGTGTGCTGGAAAAAGGCGGTGCGGCTTATGTGTTCCATGCCGACACCGAAGGGCTCAATTTCCGCAAGGCCTTCATTGACGCCGGATTCCATCTCGCCGGTGTGTGCATCTGGGTGAAGAACAGCCTTGTGCTGGGCCGCTCGGATTACCAGTGGCAGCATGAACCGGTTCTCTACGGATTCCTGCAGAACGGCAAGCATCCGTGGTACGCCGACCGGAAGCAGACCACCATCTGGAACTATGACAAGCCCAAGCGGAATGAGAACCATCCGACCAGCAAGCCTCTGGACCTGCTGGCCTACCCGATCACCAATTCCTCTCAGGAGAACAGCATCGTGATCGACACCTTCGGAGGCTCCGGCTCCACCATGATGGCCTGTGAGCAGACCGGACGCACCTGCTGCATGATGGAGCTCGATCCCAAGTACGCCTCCGTCATCCTTCGCCGGTATGTGGAGGACTTCGGAAACGAGGATCAGGTGTATGTGGAGCGTGACGGCAAGAAGCTCATGTACGCCGATCTGGTCAAGGAAGTCGAGTCCAAATCGTAAACTGCACAACACCTCCGGCGCTTCTTTGTGTAATAGGTAGAATGTCCCGGAAAGGCCTGAAATAAGCCATTTTTCGAGAAATACAACTTGCTATTACAGGCCTTTAGAGTGATTAATACACTACCCGAAGGGAACGGACCCACGGGACATTCAAAAACGGAGGTACATTACCATGACAAACATCAAGCTCGCAACCGACAACCGCAAGGCCGCAGCCCAGAGGCTGGCCGAGATCATCGGCGGGACCTCCCGCTACACCAAGGTTCCCAGATGCGCCTACGAGGTCGGACCCTACTTCATCGAGAAGGACGGAACGATCACGGTTCCCGAAGACGCAGACCTGCAGCCGCTCATGACGCTGGCCGAGGAAGGCCTGCTGGAGCCCTTCGAGACTCCCGCGCAGGAGGCCGACACGGCGGCCACGGAGCCGCAGGAAGCCGCTGCCGAGGAAGAGACCGGCGATGACGCTGAGGGCCTGACGGTCAGCCTGCCGCTGGACGGCTTCAACCCGGACAGCCTCGACCGCCTGCAGAAGCTGGTGGACAGCAAGGCTCGCCTGATCAAGAAGGCCACCGACGCCGCCTGCCTGACGATTCGCAGGACCGAAGACCGAGTCGAGTTCCCTTGGTGGGACCGCATGCCGGAGCCGGAAGAGACGCAGGCTTACATGAGTCTGATCGCAGCCCTCTGCAAGATGGCCAAGGAGGCCACGCGGGTCACCGCCACCGAGACCGAGGTGGAAAGCGAAAAGTACGCCTTCCGGTGCTTCCTCCTCCGGCTGGGCTTCATCGGCAGCGACAGCAAGGCCCACCGGAAGATCCTGATGAAGCGCCTCTCCGGAACCGCAGCCTTCCCGAACAAGGAAAAGGCCGACGCCTTCTCCGCAGCCCAGAAGGCTAAGCGTGATGCCGCCAAGGCCAGCGCCGAGGCAACCGAGGAGGTGTCAGCATGAAGATGATCCGGCCTGAACAGCTCGCGCACCTGCGCAGCACCTACCCTCGCGGCACCCGCGTGGAGCTGGTCCAGATGGACGACGCGCAGGCACCGCCGATGGGCACCCACGGCACGGTCACCGGAGTCGACGACACCGGGAGCCTGCTGGTGGATTGGGACAACGGCTCCGGCCTGAACGTGATCTGGGGAGTCGATGTGGTCCGGAAGGTGGTGGCCGCAGATGACTGAAACCATCCGGGAGCAGATCCTTGCCATCCGGGACACCGGCCTCACGAACATGTTTGACCTGCCGGTGGTCCAGCGGCTGGCCTACGAACGGGACTTCTTCGAGCTGGTCACCTTCCTTGAAGACCACCGCAGCGAGTACGTCCACTTCATCCTGACCGGCGAGGCCTGATCCTCGCAGCCAGAAGAGCCGCAGGAGGCTCTTTTGGTCGTAGTAAACTACACAATTTCAGGTCGCGATCCTTGTGCAAAATATGTTCAGGAATCCGGCACAAATAACTTGCTATATCTCCGGTTTAGAGTGATTAATACACTACCGCAAGGGAACACCCTGCGGAATTCACACACGGAGGTACACCACCATGACGATCAACGAGGCAATGAGAACCTACAGGCTGCCGAACCCCACCACTCCGGAGGACCTCGAATGCCGCTGGAGCAAGGTCCTGAACTTCGGAGACAAGGTCCTGCTCGCCGGGTACTACTACAACGGCAAGAACAAGCCCTGCTACTTCGGAGCCACCTACGAATTCCTGAGCGACGACCATTCCTGCGAGGGCACGATTGGCCTGAGCGCCGCCAGCGCGGTCGAATTCGAGGACGACGGACACGCCATCGCATGGGCGATGCAGCACTAAGGAGGGAGACGCCATGATGAGCAAGAACAATGCCTACTTCGAGAACCTCAAGCGGATCGGCCACGATTGGGAGGCCGCCAGAGTCGAGCGTCAGGCTCGCAAGCAGCAGATCATCGACACCCTCGGCTGGGACAGCGACGAGCTCAAGGCTTGGTACGAGGAGGACGCCGCAGCCAAGTTCCCCTTTGAGTCGGGAGTCAGCAAGGCCTACCGCGCATGGGCACAGAGCCTTTCCCGCAAGGAGGACGAGCTGGAGATGGACGACTTCCTTTGGGATAAGGAGGTCGCGGACTTCATTGAGGCCCTTCGCAGCGCCGGGATCGAGACCTTCGTCTACACCAACCAGAGCACGGCGGTGATGGAAAACCTCCACGCCTTTGCCGCGCAGGGCTGCACGATGACCGGCCTTTGCACCATCACCCGGCAGGAAACCCGCTGGGGAGACGAGGAACCCCCCGAGGTCATGGGCATCCGCTTCAGCCTGAACTGAAGGAGGTGCCGGGATGAACTACGCTGACAAGATGGAACGCGAGTCCCGCCTGATGGGACACCTCGCAGACTGGATGGAGGTCCACGGCACGGTCCTTTCCGACCGGCAGCGCAGCAACGCCTACACCGGAGTCCGCATCCGGGAAATTGAATGGCGAGGCCGGACCTACCGCATCGTAGATGTAGACGGGATGACCTGCCAGATCGAGCGGCTGTAAAGCAAAACGCCGCCGCACCACGGAGCCTACGGGCTCTGTTGGTCGTTCATAATGTACACAAATCCGGCTCCGGTAATTTGTGTAGATTATGGCCGATCAACGGCCAGATATAACTTGCTATATCCTCCGTTTAGAGTGATTAATACACTACCGAAAGGAAAACAACACAAACGGAGGTACACCACCATGACGAACGCTTACACACTCAGGAACCACTTCACGCTGGGCAACTACAACACCACGATCACCCGCGCCGAGTTCGAGTCCCACTTCACCAAGACCCGCGAGACGGTCACCTTCACCTTCGGCGGCTGGGACGGCAAGAGCTACGACGGCGAGAGCCGCAGGGCCAAGGTCCTCCGCACCGACATTCCGGGATACGAAAGCATCCGGTTCATCAAGGTCGGCAAGCACCTGCACTACATCATGGATGACGAGATGCGGATCGAGAAGGCCACCGGCGAGGCCCACCCGGAAGCCAGCTGGCTGGTGGATGTTGAAAGACCGTAAGGAGGACACGAGCATGGCAAGCAGAGCAAGATTAGAAGGGATTTGCGATTACAGGCTTTGGACCACCGAGGAGCTGATCGAAGCCTACGCTTGGGAAGCCAAGCGGATCAACCAGAAGGACCGGGAAACGGCCCAGCGCCTGATCAAGAAGGAACTGAAGCGCCGGTTCGACGCCACGCTCCGGCTTCTGGACGATGAGCAGACCACCCAGAATCCGAAAGGAACCTACCGGTACCTGCTGAACGAGTAAAGGCGGTACCCGGCAGGAGGCCCACACAGGGCCTTTTGCTCGTATAGCACGTTTTTGTACAAGTCGCGCCAATGACGGCAGCGGCTGTTTTTTATGCCTTGGAGGCCGATATGAAATTCAAAATCGACAGGAAGGACCTGCCCTATGACGCTTTCGTATCGGACCCGTCATGGCTGATCCCCTATGAGGAAGAAGGTGATGAAACGGATGATGAGGAAACTGAAGAAGTACAAGCCGACAGCGTTCAAGGCTAAGGATTCCTACTACGATCAGGATGCTGCGGACTTCGCGGTCGCCTTCATCGAAAACCTCTGCCATACCAAGGGCACATGGGCTGGAAAGCCCTTCGAGCTCATTGACTGGCAGGAACAGATCATCCGGGACCTCTTCGGAATCCTGAAGCCCAACGGCTACCGGCAGTTCAATACGGCCTACGTGGAGATCCCGAAGAAAATGGGCAAGAGCGAGCTGGCCGCTGCGGTCGCCTTGCTGCTTTGCTGCGGTGACGGTGAGGAACGCGCCGAGGTCTACGGCTGCGCGGCTGACCGCCAGCAGGCCTCCATCGTGTTCGAGGTCGCTGCGGACATGGTCCGGATGTGTCCGGCACTTTCAAAGCGCGTGAAGATACTGGCCTCCCAGAAGCGGATCATCTATACGCCGACGAACAGCTTCTATCAGGTGCTGTCGGCGGAGGCCTATTCCAAGCACGGCTTCAACATTCACGGTGTCGTGTTCGATGAGCTGCACACCCAGCCCAACCGGAAGCTCTTTGATGTTATGACCAAGGGCTCCGGCGATGCTCGTATGCAGCCGCTGTACTTCCTGATCACGACGGCAGGCACGGACACCCACTCCATCTGCTATGAAACGCACCAGAAAGCCAAAGACATCCTCGAAGGCAGGAAGATCGACCCGACCTTCTACCCGGTGATCTACGGCGCGGATGAATCCGAGGATTGGACGGACCCGAAGGTCTGGAAGAAAGCCAATCCGTCCCTCGGCATAACGGTCGGCATCGACAAGGTGAAAGCCGCCTGCGACTCTGCCAGACAGAATCCCGGTGAGGAGAACAGCTTCCGGCAGCTCCGGCTTAATCAGTGGGTCAAGCAGGCCGTGCGCTGGATGCCGATGGAGAAATGGGACGCCTGCGCCTTCCCGGTCAGCGAGGACGATCTGGAAGGCCGCGTCTGCTATGGCGGCTTGGACCTCTCCTCGACAACGGACATCACAGCCTTCGTGCTGGTGTTCCCGCCGCTGGATGAGGATGACAAGTATGTCCTGCTGCCATACTTCTGGGTCCCGGAGGATACGCTGGATCTTAGGGTCCGGCGCGATCATGTGCCCTACGAGGTCTGGGAGCGGCAAGGCTTCCTGATGACCACGGAGGGCAACGTCGTCCACTACGGCTACATCGAGAAATTCATCGAGCAGCTGGGTGAACGCTTCAATATCCGGGAGATCGCTTTTGACCGCTGGGGAGCGATCCAGATGGTTCAGAACCTGGAGGGCATGGGCTTTACCGTGGTGCCCTTCGGTCAGGGCTTCAAGGATATGAGCCCTCCGACGAAGGAGCTCATGAAGCTGGTGCTCGAAAAGAAAATCGCGCACGGCGGCCACCCGGTCCTGCGCTGGATGATGGACAACATCTATATCCGCACGGACCCGGCTGGCAACATCAAAGCTGATAAAGAAAAATCGACTGAGAAGATCGACGGTGCCATCGCTACGATCATGGGTCTGGACCGCGCCATCCGCTGCGGCAACGACACCAAGGAAAGCGTCTATGACACTCGCGGTCTTCTTTTCGTTTGACGGAAAGGACGGTGATCCATATGGGTATCTTTTCAGGACTATTTCGCTCCCGCGACAAGCCTACCGACAGAACGGCAGGAAGCAGCTACGCTTTCTACCTCGGCGGCTCTACCTCCGGCAAGGTTGTGACGGAGCGGTCCGCAATGCAGATGACTGCGGTCTACGCCTGCGTCCGGATTCTCTCGGAGGCCATCGCAGGACTCCCGCTGCAGCTGTACCGATATAAGGAGGACGGCGGCAAGGAAAAAGCCATCGACCACCCGCTGTACCTGCTGCTCCACGACGAGCCCAATCCGGAGATGAGCTCCTTCGTCTTCCGGGAGACGCTCATGACGCACCTGCTCCTGTGGGGCAACGCTTATGCGCAGGTAATCCGAAATGGCAAAGATGAAGTGGTCGCGCTCTACCCACTGATGCCAAACAAGATGACGGTGGACCGTGACGACAAGGGCCAGCTCTACTACAGCTATACCCGGTCTACGGATGAAGCGCCGACGATGAAAGGCAACACCGTGATCCTGCGGCCTTCCGACGTGCTGCATATTCCCGGCCTCGGCTTTGACGGTCTCGTGGGCTACAGCCCTATCGCAATGGCGAAAAACGCCATCGGGCTTGCCATCGCCACCGAGGAATACGGTGCTAAGTTCTTTGCCAACGGCGCAGCTCCCTCCGGTGTGCTGGAGCATCCCGGCACCATCAAAGACCCGACGAAGGTCCGTGAGGCATGGCAGAGCCAGTTTGGAGGCAGCGCCAATTCCGGCAAGATCGCCGTTTTGGAGGAAGGCATGAAATACACGCCAATCTCCATCTCGCCGGAGCAGGCACAGTTCCTCGAAACCAGAAAGTTTCAGATCAACGAGATAGCTCGAATTTTCCGGGTCCCTCCGCATATGGTGGGCGATCTGGAGAAGTCGAGCTTTTCCAATATTGAGCAGCAGAGCTTGGAGTTTGTGAAGTACACGCTGGACCCGTGGGTGGTCCGCTGGGAACAGTCCATCCGGCGCACGCTCCTGACTCCCATTGAAAAGAAGCGCTACGACGTGAAGTTCAATGTGGAAGGCTTGCTGCGCGGCGATTACCAGAGCCGCATGAACGGATACGCCACCGCAAGGCAGAACGGCTGGATGTCTGCCAACGACATCCGAGAGCTCGAAAACCTCGACCGCATCCCTGCCGAGGACGGCGGTGACCTGTATCTCATCAACGGCAATATGCTCCCGCTGGGTAATGCAGGAGCTTTTGCAGATAACGGTGACGGAAAGGAGGAAAACACCAATGAAGGACAAGAAGTTCTGGGTGTGGAAGAACACGGCAGAAACGGAGCCGGACGCAGAACGGGTCCTTGAGCTCAACGGCACCATTGCCGAGGAGAGCTGGTTTGATGACGACATCACTCCGGCAATGTTCAAGGACGAGCTGTTCTCCGGCAGCGGACCGATCACCATCTGGATCAACTCTCCGGGTGGCGACGTGCGCTCAGATAGGGCGCTGTTATAAGTAGATTAAGGTACTACGCTGTACGATAACGCAGCAGTCAACCTGCCTTACCGAAAGGCGAAAGCTGGATGCAGACGCAAGTTTGCTACGGGAACAGAGCACGGCAGGAAAGCGGTAAGTTACCTAAAGGCAATCGGGTACGACTGAACCGCAATGACAAGTGAATACGAGGATAAATCTGGGTTTGGTGAATGCGAGTTTCCAGTGCCCATTCCGTGGTGGGGAGAAGAAAGTGCCTGTAACTTCTCGCTTGAAGAACGGTGGAGTCAGTTGCCGTCCATCGGGTTATCAGTACTTCAAGCCACGTGCAAGAGACCTTGTGCTAACGAAACGAAAGCATATCCGACAATTCACATCACCTGATAACAGCGTTAACTGAGGATTACCTAAATCGGAACGACCAAAAGGTCTATGCGTAATGCCGTAAGGTGACAAATTTCAAGCTGTGAAAAGCAAGAAAGATGACGCTGAATATCCGACATGGTAACGGAGTCCCCATAGTAGTCCGAGGACGGTAACGCCGTCCACATGGCGAAGGGGGACAGTTTGTGTGTACCAAAATCAAAATTGATTAGAGAGGAAAGCCTCATATGAATTCAACAATAGAGATTTTGGCGAGAATCAGTGAGAATTCCCAAAAACATCCCGAAGAAGTGTTTACCCGGGTGTACAGATATATGTTGCGGGAAGATATCTACTTTGTCGCCTACAAAAATCTGTATGCCAACAACGGCGCATCTACCAGAGGTGTGGATGAAGATACGGCGGATGGTTTTAGCGAGGAATATATCCATTCGATCATCGAACGATTGAGGAATGGGACTTACGAGCCGAAGCCTGCCCGAAGAATCTATATTCCGAAAGCCAACGGAAAAATGCGTCCTATCAGCATTCCAACCTTTTCGGATAAGTTAGTGCAGGAAGTCATGCGCATGATTCTGGAAGCAGTATATGAACCCGTTTTCATGGATGTATCGCATGGATTCAGACCTAACCGGAGCTGTCACACAGCCTTGGAACAGATTAAGCATGAGTTTACGGGAGCAAGGTGGTTTGTGGAAGGTGATATCAAAGGTTGCTTTGACAACATCGACCACGAAACACTGGTCGCAATCGTAAATGGCAAAATCAAGGATGCACGATTTATTCAGCTGCTTTGGAAATTTCTGAAAGCCGGTTATCTGGAGGACTGGAGATACAACAAAACGTTTAGCGGCACACCACAGGGCGGCATCATCTCCCCGATACTAGCGAATATCTATTTGCATGAATTGGACAAGAAAGTTACAGAGATGATGAAGACCTTCTGTAAACCGCGTGAACGGGCGTTTTCGCCAGAATACTCCAAACTACAGCATGAAATCCGTGCTGTTAAAACAAAGATTGACCGTGCGGAAGGAGACGAAAAGGCGGCGTTGGTCAAGGAACTGAAAAACACCCGAAAACGGCTCAGGAATACACCTTGTGTTTCTCAGACGGACAAGCGGCTGTCTTATGTCCGTTATGCCGACGATTTTATCATCGGAGTAGTCGGAAGTAAAGAGGACTGTGAGGAAATCAAGCGCGAATTAACGTCCTTTGTGGCGGACGCTTTGAAGATGGAGTTAAGTGCGGAAAAAACGCTTATAACTCATAGCAATGAGCAGGCACGTTTCTTAGGATATGATATTCGCGTGCGTAGGAATAACAAGGTAAAAAAGACGAAGGCCGGGAGAAAAGTCAGAACCCTGAACAACAAGGTGGAACGCAACATCCCGTTGCAGGATAAGATAGAGAAATTTCTATTCTCACATGGAGCAGTCTATGTCAAGGATGGAAAACTCGTTCCCTGTCACAGGAATCAGCTATTGCATCTCACCGACCTGGAAATTGTTACTGCGTATGGCGCGGAAGTGCGTGGAATCTGTAACTACTACAACCTCGCAAGCAACTACCATGATCTGCATTATTTCTGTTATCTCATGGAATACAGTTGTCTGAAAACTCTTGCTTCAAAGCATAAAACGAGTTTAAAAAAGATTCGGAACAAATATGCGGACGGCAAGGGCTGGGGTGTTCCCTATGAAACCAAAAAGGGAACAAGGGTAGCCAGAATCCCAAACGAAGCCGATTGTGCGGCTAATAAAGAAGGGTCAGATACTATTCCTATTGTCACATTACAGCATCTCCATAGCCGTAACTCTTTCGAGGCACGGCTGAAAGCAAAGAAGTGCGAAATCTGCGGCAGTGAGGATAGCGAACACTATGAGATTCATCATGTAAATAAGGTGAAGAACCTCAAAGGAAAAGCCGTCTGGGAGCAGATAATGATTGCAAAAAGACGGAAAACTCTTGTGGTATGTCGGGAATGCCATAAGAAGATACACGGGAAAACGAATTGATTGAACGCAAATGGAGAGCCGGATACTTCGAGAGGGGTAAGTCCGGTTCGGAGGGGGGATTGTGCAAACCTACTGTAGCAATACAGCAAGGCGGCACTTTCCTACCCTACGTGTTCGCCGCCGCGGAGATTTACACCATGCTGAAGGATTACGCCGGGAAGGTCACTGTGAAGGTCGCGTCCCTCGCCGCTTCCGCCGCGTCGGTGGTGGCGATGGCCGGGGACACGGTGCAGATGTCCCCGACGGCGCTCCTGATGCTGCACGACCCGTCCACTGTGGCTATGGGCAACGCCCGCGACATGGAGAAAGCCATCGCCGCGCTGAACGAGGTCAAGGAGTCTATCGTCAACGCTTACGCCGCCAAGAGCGGTCTGCGCCGGGGCAGGATCGCCGACCTCATGTCGGAGGAAACCTGGCTCAACGCGAAAAAGGCTGTAGAGCTGGGCTTTGCCGATGAAGTCCTCTATGACGGCAAAAAGCCGGAGGAGGACGAGGAACCGGAAAAGACGGACGCTCTGCCAGTCGAGGCGCAGCTTTTCTCCACCCGCGTGATGGACATGGCGATCCTCGACCGCCTGGGTGTTACGAACGACACGGAGGAGCCGCCGTCCGCTCCCGTGATCGGCATGGACGGCAAAACGGAAAACGGGGCTATGCCCTATGAGATTCTCATGAACCAGCTGGACTTCCTCAGATGAGGGGCCGGCTTTTTTCATGCCATCAACTACTTTTATGGAGGTATTTTACCATGAGTAAGATTATCGAACTTCGCAACAAGCGCAATACCCTGTGGGAGCAGACCAAGGCATTTCTGGAGCAGCACCGCGACGAGAACGGTCTTGTTGCCGCTGATGCCGTGGAGCAGTACGACAAAATGGCCGCTGACGTGAAGGCCTTGGGCGATGAGATCAAGCGCCTGGAGGACCAGATGGAGATGGACGCCAAGCTGTCCGCCCCGACCTCCGCTCCCGTCCACGCCGACCCCAAGGCTGACAACCGCAAGTCCGTGCGTCCGACCGCGACCGATGCCTACAACAAGGCTTTCTGGGACATGATGCGCGGCAACAACAGCCTGGAAGTGCGCGACGCGCTTTCCGTGGGCGTGAACGA